GAGGTGTTAATAATTTCGCAATATTGTTAGCAGCTTTGATAGCCGTACCTTGCATTTTCTTTAGATTAGCAAAAGCTTTGTTTTGTAAACTAAGTCCTAATTTTTTAAAGTTAAAGAAACTTAAAATTCTAGCTAGTTGCATTTGAAACCCACTAATAAATCCTCTGACAAAAACAGATATAGCAGCTCCCAATCCTATGAATAACCCTTTACCAACAGCTTTAGGATTTTCCTTCACGGCCTTTGCACCTCGTACAACCTTACCACCAATTGCTTTAGCACGATCTTTCATAGCTCTTAGTTTAGCTAACGCAGCATCTTTTTTATCTTTAGAAATCAAAAATACGAATAGTTTAGCTAAAATTGATTTAACAAGAACCATAGCTGTTTCTACACCTGGTATAGAAGTAAGAGGAGCAAACGCCAGTCCAAGTTTACCGAAGTCATTTTTTATAGCACCACCAACATTATTAAAGACTCTACTTTGTTCGTATAAACCTTCGACCATCTTTTTGTAGCCGTCAGTAAACCGTTCCATAGTAGTTTGCTGATTATCTTGTACTGATTCATTAACCTCTTGAAGTTTTTGAACAGTATCAGATATACCAAGTCTTTGTAAAGCGAAAGATTTATTCGCTAAATCTACTTCTTGTTTACCGTACTCATTTCCTTGAGCAGCTAATCTATTTGACTCAGCTTGTTCGGAAGTAAGACCTTGATTGGTTGGTTCGTCTGCCATTTAATTTCTTAGTTAGGGTTAGTGTCGCCGTGTTCTTTAGCTGCACTAGATGTATACAAACCAAACCATGCAGCGCCTGCTCCGACTAATACAGATATTAAACCTGATTGTTCTAGTGTCGGATCAGTTAAATCCATAAACCAGAATGTTGCATAGTATAGTAAGTACATATAGATACCTAAGAATGCTCTTGGTATGATTCTCCAAGCATCTATTGTCTTAGCAGCGAATACCCATTTCTGCCATGGGTTCTTTCTGTCTTCTTGGGTTAGTTCAAATATCTCTTGTTTTAATTCTCCGATCTCAGAGACCATAGCCATAAACTTTTTAAGATCAATTTCGACCTCGTTTCTGTCCATATCTCCATGAAATTGTCCGCTTGGATTATTCATTGTTATTTCCTCTGTTTCGCTTTACGCTCTTCTTCTTCTAAATGTTTTATTAATAATTTAGTATATACTTCACGCTCCCATGGTACCATGTTATCTAACTCAGTTAGACTCCAGTTATGATACTGCATCATCGCGAAATTGGTTTGTATATGATTAAACAAACTTTCGTGAGAGAGGCCTAACCGAAAAAATCAGAGATACCTTCCAAATCTCTTTCGTGATATTTGTCACATTCTTTACAATTATAAGTCACTTTGTTGACAAGTCTCGGCATGTCTTCAAAAAACTTTTGTATTTGTTCAAATTGTCCCGTAGTTAAAGACTCAATAAATTCTCTTAAATCTTTACTTTCAAAATCTTCTCTAGTGTGAACTTCATCTCCATCATATACTGATTCAATACATGATTCGATCATACTAAACATCTCATCAGTATTTATATCACTAGTTGGATTTTTAACCGACTTAAGACTAGGATAATTTAAAATAACTCCGATACTATCTGTAAGTTTTATATTATTATCTGTTTGTGTTTCAATAATTATTGAATTTCTTAAATCTACTTGAAGTGGTGTCATTGCTTCTTCATGACAATCACAAGGTAATGAGATATCAGCTGTCTCACCGACAGATTTCATTCTAATCTGTAGAAACAACCATTCAATATCTGCCATAGGGATATAATCTAATTTAACTTCGTCTGTATTAAAAACACAAGCTTCTATTAAATCGAATAGGGAGTTTGCACCAGTTGTACTTTCTTCACTCTCTAAAGCTATTAATAAAGCTTTTTGTTCTTTGACTAAGAAGGGTCTGTAGTCTACTTTCTTTTTTGAGACTGGTAGTTCTGTAGTATAACGAACTGCGTCTAGTTTGGGTAATGCCATAATTTATGTCCTCAATAATAATGTAATGTATTTAGTTACCAAATAATTCTTCGTCAAGTTTTTTATTGACTTTTGTTGTAAGTTTTCTCTTATATTTTTTAAACAATCCACCGAGTAATCCTGATGGTGAGTTTTCGAAACTTGAACTCCATGATCTGAATGCGAATCCACATACGAAAGTTTGTATTTCAGATGATGTTGCGTCTAGTGTCTGTTCTGTAATTTGTTGTGGCCATGCATCATGTAGTTTTACTTCATACACAGGTATTCCGTCCATACCAAGTTGTGTTATAATAACTTCACCACAATAGTCTTCTGGATATTGATATCCATATCCTTCATCATAGATTTTACCTTGCCACAATTCTACAAGTTGTTTATCTTCAAATGTATGATCACATAGGAATGTCATTGTAGCTAGTCCACCACCATAGTCTACTTTGTTAGCGTGTTTTCTCATTGGACCACCACCATACTCAGTAGTCTCAGCAAAAACTATTTGTTTTCCTGGTAGAGCAATATTAGTACATCTCATACCTCTACTTCTAATATTACTATTACGAGGACCATGAAGTTCTACCTCGTATCTATTTTGACGAGTCATATTGTCTAAGTGAGCTGACATGAATTGATTAATTTTCATTAGAATTTATTCCTACTTTCTTTCCATACAGTTGCTTTACTCACTTTTCTAAATGATTCAGTCGGTAGAAAGATTGCGATCTCCCAATCAGCTGGTTCAATTAATAATAACTTTGATTGTATGTGATCAGATAAGTAATGTTTAAAACAAGGTTTAAAGAATCTCATACTTTGTGCTTTCTTTAATATCTGATATGTTAATTTAAATTTTGTTGTTCTATCGTATTGATTATTGTTTGTTATGTCCATTAATGCATCTAAGAATTGTGCTCGTATATTAGGAGCTACATAGTGTAGATTCATACCATGAAAACCTTTCTTTGCTGGTTGGACAGGTATACACAATGGGAACCTATCATAGTATGGTAATTGTTTTTTTGTCTTCGGATCATATTGGAAGTTATACATTCTTCCATATTGATGTCCTGCTCGTGTCGGACCGTCTTTTAATAAAGCGGCTCGAGAGACATTCATGTTACTTACATTGGATTGAAACCAATCCATAGAAGCTTTTGTTCGAGCGGCAATACCAGCTCTGAACGCTTCTTGTTCAAGTTTGTCGAATAGTCTCCCAGCCATTATTATAAATTCTTAAAATTTATGAGTGAAATGTAAAGACACAGCGTCTCCAAATTCAACTTCACTTTCTTTAACATCACTCATTACAAGTAATCCTAGAGTCATGCTATCAGATAAAGACCAATCAGCTTTTAACATCTTGACTTCTCTACCATCAGACCATTCTCCAAGTTCTAAGCTGACATCAGCCCACTTGATAAAGGGCATTCCGATATTGTACCATTCATAGTCCATATCGTTGTCAACACCTTCAGCTTTACCGTATGAAAAAGATTCATATCCTACTTGGAAGATTCTTTCTTCAAACTCTAAACCGTCAGAGTTGTCTCCACTATAACGATAAGCGATATACTCACCATTGAACCAGAAACCTGAATCAAATGATTTTGTGTATCCACCGAAAAAGTCAGACTCTAACTCTCTATCACCGTCTATATCAACGCTTGAGTTCCAGTTACCTATATAAAAACCTTGACCAAGGTCTTGTTCTATACCAAAGTTCACTGCTAGTCCATGATCAGATTGTGTTTGACCACGCCACATATAGTCAGTGCTGATTCCAACATGACCACTCATTGCTAATGTAGATGTACTCAATAGTACACTACCTAATAATACTAATAATTTATTCATATATTCTCCTATTTTATTTGTATTAACATTATAAAATACATAATGTAGTTTAAATAGTATTTATGTCACTTAATAGATGTTTATATCCTTTTCCGTAAGAATTCTCCATTTCCAATTACGATCTTTACAATACTTCATAGCTTGATTCCATTTAGCATCATTAACTATGTAAGTCTGTACTTCTTTGAGATATCTCTTAGATGTTCTACCTGTTTTTGTAAGTTTCTTTTTTGGATTGGGTGGAGAACATTGATTGAAAGGTTTAACTTCAATTAGTTCTTCTATTATCTTTCCGTCAGAGTTTTTATACTTGATATAAAAATCAGGAAAGTATCTGTGCACACGATTATCTACCGGCGAAACATAGGGTATTATGATCTCCTCAGATTGCCATTTAAGTATAGAAGGATTATTATCTAAGTAAACCATGAATCTACGCTCTAATAAAGAACGATAAATAATGTTACTAGGATTACCTTTATACTTATTTGGATTCTTCGGTCTAAACTTTCCTTTATAAGACATAAATAACTATAAAGTATATATTACAATCGGACAATAAGAATTATGGCATTTAAAAAAGCACGAGGAGCAATCAAAGGATTTATAGGTTCAGTCAAAGGTGATCTCAATAGTATTACTAGTAATCTAGATAGTAAGATAGGTAGTATTGGTAATAAGTTTGATCAAAGAATAGCTGATTCATTGAGTGATCTACTAACAGGTCTTACAGGTATTCGTACATCTAATATCCCAGCTATTTCATCAGAAGTATTAGATATGAAAGGAAAGAATAGAGAAGCAAGAGCAGCTATTCTAAATGATCCCACTAGAGGTAGAGCATCTGATACACCAAGCAATAAGATAGGTTTAGCATTTCCGAAAGATTTTAGAAAAGAAGATGGTTCAGGACAACCATTAACTAATTATATTCATTTTAGATCATTAGAAAGAAATGTAAAAGAAAAGAGTGGTGAAGACTTATATGATATCTTTTTATATGTACCTGATACATTACAGGACAACTTGTCTGTAACTTATAAAGAAGCTGAGAAAGGAATAGTAGAAGGTATTGTTGGACAGATATTTAATGAAGAAGGTGCTCAAACAAGTTCAGACGAACTAGCTAATATAATAACATCAGGAGCTCCGGGTGGCGATCTTTTAAAACAAGCAGCTGGTAAAACAGTTAACCCATTAAAGTTTCAACTATTTGAAGGTGTAAATTTTAGAACATATTCTTATACATTCACATTAAGACCTAAAAATCAAGACGAAGCTAAATCAATTCAAGAAATAATATACGCTTTTAAACTTTCAGCTTTACCAGGTACAATCGGAGCAAATAAAAGAATTTATACTTTTCCAAATGAGTGGGCAATAAGATTCAGAGGTCCTTTCAAAGATCATATTGATTATCCTTTAGTTTCAGTTTGTACAGGTGTTGAAGTAAATTATACAGACGGACAACCTTTCTCTACATTTATTGATGGTTCACCATCTTCTGTAGGATTAACATTAAACTTTACAGAGACAGCTACACTAACTAGAGACAAATACAAAAATAGATCATCAGCATTCTTGAATACTAATAGTGATGCTCGTGAACAATCTCAAGAAGGTGGTAGTGATCTAGTTAAGACAAATGATTCTGTAAGAAGGGACGAAGCAAGAGCAAGAGCTGAACAAGAAGCTAAAGCTAAAGAAGAAAAAGAACAAGAAACTCGAACTGAACCTACTGGAGGTGAAAATGGCTAGCGGATTTTTTAAAAGTATTCCCAATATTCAATATGACTTTAAAAGTGATGGTAAGTTCTTTAGAGCAAAAGATTTATTTCGTAAAGTTTCTACTTGGAGTTATTTACAGGAAGGTATATCAGGTTATAGTTATTACAGAATAACAGAAGGTGAACGACCCGATGTTGTTGCATCAAAATTATATGGTGATGGTACATTATATTGGACTTTCTTTTTAGTGAATGAAAATTTACAAGACTTTAATGATTGGCCAAAATCACAAACATTCTTACATAGATATTTAACAAGAAAATATTCAGGTACTTGTTTAGTTGGTAGTTCATCTACCGATATAGTATCTTTCGATCATGATACTAATGTATCAAGTAAATT